ATATGGCAGTTACTGTCAGACAGCCATTTGTTACGCAAGCAACAATGTTCAACGCCGCTAACGCTTCTATCTCATGGTCATCTTTTTACAACGGCGTAATGAACAACGGCACTTCATACACAGCGTTCACAATTTTGCCGACATCAGGAACATTGACAGGCGGAACAATCCGCGTCTACGGATACAGGAAATAACCATGACCCCCGAAGAATACAAAGCCCTATACCCACAAGACCAAACATTCATTCAAGTAGACGACACCGAACGAACCATGACCGACGAAGAATACGAAGCATGGGTCGCCGAGGGTGTTTACAACAGCAACCATCCGAGACCATGAAAACTCTTGCCGTGATCGCAGCTCTTGCCGTCGTCCTCATGTTCGTCGTTACAGGGTGTAGCGACCGCACTCGAAACAACTGCGAAACCAAACCAACAGCCACAAGGTGCGACCAATGAAGAAATACACCAACTCTGAGATCAAAGCACGACTAATCCTTATCGTCGGTATTGCTTTAGCCGTTGCTTTTCTAGGTTCAACCGCAGCTCTGCTTTATGGCCTGCTGTTTGTTGTACAGCCATTAGACGTGTCACCTAACGATGAAAGTGCATGGTCGCTACTATCGCCGATGATGCTGTTCCTAACAGGTGCCCTATCTGGCATCCTTGCTAGCAACGGCTTAAAGGACAAGGAGAAAGAACATGACAGTTAGACCGTACACAGGTAGCACCGACGGCAACCATCCAACACCTCGCCCCGGTACGAAACGATTCGTGGAGTTCTGCGAGTACTTGTTCGCTGTGAAAAACATTGGCATCTACGCCAACCGTCCGATGCGATCGGGACCGCAGCTGTCCGTCCACGCGACATGGCGAGCCACCGACCTTAAAGGCACCAAGGCCCAACGCAAGGCGCTAGTCGAATTCTTGTATCAGCATCGCGATCTTTTAGGCATTGAAGAGATTCATTCATACGACGGGACAGGCGTCCCGTTCCCGACAGACAAGTGGGGCGCTGGCTACCGTTGCTCACGCGACAACTGGCTTAAATGGACAATCTCACGCAACGGAGGCACACCCGGTGCGGACTGGACTCATGTAGAGATCTCGCCGCTTATGGCCGACAACCCCAAACTGGTTGAGGACGCGTTCGCCCAGATATTTGCTCAATGACTTGACATTCGGTTTGGGAGTCGGTCAAATGACTGACAACCAAGTGCGTCCCGTGATAGCGGGACCCCGACCGCAGGAGGAAGCAATGCAACCATCCCTTTTTGACGTTCTCGCTGTTCCAGCCGAGATGCTCAAATACGAAGCTTTTAAAGAGGCAAACCCTTGGGTCATGCCGACCCTCACCAAAATGTGCTACCAGCTGATGCACCGCGGATACACGCATTACGGCATCGCAGCTCTTATCGAAGTCTTGCGCTACGAACACGCGATCACCAACGACCCCAGTAGCGAGTTCAAATTCAACAACAATTACCGCGCCTTTATGGCCCGAGAGATCATGCAGAAACCAATGCTGGAGGGATTCTTCAGCACCCGCAAATCAGTTGCGGACCTATCAGAGGACTACTAAATGAACCTGAAACGATTCTTGCTTTTATCAATTTTCACTTATGGAATATGCGCTTTGTGGGCGATCACAGGCGTTCAGGGCAACGCAGACCCCATTAAAACGCCGTCTGTGCCCTCCACGGTCACGCTCGGGATGTTGACACCTCAACAACTTGAGGACCGCGCAGAAGAGCTCACAACAACAACGACTAGCACGACGACCAGCACAACTAGCACCGTTCCGTTCACTCGACTTGCCGACTTTCACCCGGATACCAAATGCCAAGAATGGTTCCAGACTGCGATCACGGTCGGCTGGCCCAACAACACTGAAACCCTAGAGAAGTTGGGTCGCCTCCTGTGGAAAGAAACGCGCTGTCTTAACATCACGCCGCTGTCCAGTGACCCCAAACTTGCTGACCGTTTCAACGGATCGGATCACGGAATTGCCCAGATTAACGAGATCCATACAAAGTACGTGGAGCAAGTTTTCAATATGCCATTTGCTGAAGCCATGAGCGACCCGACCCTCAACCTCAGGTTCGCCTATCTGCTGTACTCAGATATCGCTGAGGGTGGTGGTTGCGGATGGAAACCTTGGCGATTGTGCTAGACCGCTGGTGGGATCGCGCAGCTTGTCGAGGCATGGATATTGACTTGTTCATCTTTGAGTTTGGTGAGCGTCATATCAACCGCAAAATTAAGGAAGCCAAAGCAGTCTGCGCAGTGTGTCCGGTACGCCAAGAATGTCTTGATGAGGCACTCAAATTTTCTAGTACACGTCAGGACTGTTGCGGTATTTGGGGCGGTCTGACTTGGAAAGAACGCCAGCGTTTAGAACGAAAAGAAGTTGTTGATCCGATCCCAGCAACACCGCTGGTATATCGTGACGGCAAATACCGACAAATCAAGGAGCCCCGACCATGAACCAACAATTAGCGGACATGACCGCCGCGATCGCTAAAGCGGAGATTGCTATGAAAGCAGCCGCTTGGCAGTTAGACGCCCAAAAGACGGATATTGAGATGTTACGCAAGGCCTTGTTTGAGTTGGCTTATGTTGCTGAAGAGAACGGTATCTATCTGTCCAACCTCACGAAGAGCACGCAAGACGCGATCGTGGCTATGCGTCTGGGCGGTTTCAAATGAACTGCAACATTTGCGCTTGTGGTTTTAATTCTGCCGATATTCGGATGCGTACAGAGCTGCGCGGCATCTGTCTTAAATGCGCCGAAGAAAGCGGTTTCGTCGGTATGACACTGGAAGAAACTGCACGTTGTGTCGCCATGATTCGAGTGGTCAACAATCTTAAAACCCAAACGCCTGCACAGGCCCGACACTTGAAGGACATGGAGTCATGAGTTTTAACCCAGCCGACTACGCCGAAGTAGCTGAACGCCTCCCACTGTTTTGGAAGGACTGCCCACGAGGACGCATCATTACCGAGATTGTCGTAGATGACGGACAACGCATCGTGATACGTGCCGAACTGTACGCCGACATAGCCGACACAGTCCCGACCACCACCGGGTACGCCGAAGAAATTCGTGGGTCGTCAATGGTCAACAAAACGAGTGCCCTAGAGAACTGTGAAACCAGTGCAATTGGACGCGCCCTAGCGAATTACCAATACCAAGGATCAAAGAAACGCGCCTCACTGGAGGAAATGGTCAAGGTGTACCGCCAAGGCGAACAACCACAAACGACCACGAATGCAGCTCCTGCACGAACCCAGGCGCTTGGGTCGTCCAGCGAACCACCGACCGCCAAACAACTGGGGATGCTTCGAGCCAAAAACTGGGAAGGTGCCGCACCGACCACAAAGCGTGAAGCGTCCGAAATCATTGATCGGCTGATGAATTCGTGACATTGACAGTTGGCAGCCTATTCAGCGGTATCGGCGGGATAGACCTCGGGTTAGAACGGGCTGGTATGACAGTTAAATGGCAATCCGAAATAGACCCTTACTGTTGTCAAATATTAAAAAAGCATTGGCCCGATATTCCAAACTTGGGCGACATTAAAACAGTTGACTGGTCTACCGTTGAACCAGTTGATTTAATAGCAGGCGGTTACCCATGCCAACCATTCAGCACAGCAGGAAAGCGACAAGGCGAAAATGACCCCCGACACCTTTGGCCCTACTTCCGAGACGCCGTTAGCGCAATTCGACCCCGTTTTGCATTGTTGGAAAATGTCACAGGCCATTTGTCTATGGGGGGAACAACCGTTATTGGTGAACTTGCCGAAATCGGGTATGACTGTGAATGGCAACTTGTATCAGCGGCCAGCATTGGCGCCCCCCATAGACGCCAAAGGTTGTTCATTGTGGCCTACCCCAACAGCCAGGGACGGCAAAGGTGCTTCCGGACACAAGAAACTAAGTCGCCGCATGGCAGATTTGACCTACAGGGCACGAATAGTAGATGGGGTCACCACTGGTTCACTGAACCCGACATGGGTCGAATATCTGATGGGGTTCCCCGAAGGGTGGACAGACTTAGAGGCCTAGGCAATGCTGTAGTGCCTCAAGTGGCCGAATATGTCGGCCGAATGATTATGGCATCACTATGAACGAACCATCAGAAGCAGAGTTTCAAAAAGCCGTGATTACATTGGCGAAATTGCATGGTTGGCGCGTCATGCACACCCAGCCCGCACAGATCCGACCGGGTAAATGGATCACACCCAACACAGGCAATCAAGGTTTTCCCGACCTAGTCATGTCGCATCCGTTTCGCGGCACTTTGTTCTGCGAGCTGAAAACCAATAAGGGTGTCGTTTCCGAAACGCAGTGGGACTGGATCAACAGCCTTGAAGAATCAGGCGAAGAAGTCCACGTTTGGCGGCCATGCCACCTAGAGAAGATCAGCGAACGACTAGCAAGGAAACCCAATGAAAACTGAATACATCCAGCCGATCAACCCAATCCGCATACGGACGTCAGGCACTAACTGTTACTTCACACACCCAGTGTTTGCTATAGCGATAGCAAACGATCGCGCAATCGAATACTTAACGATCAACGGACAGTTCTACAAGACCGCCGACATCCTGTTTGCCGAACAACTCATTGACGGCACCTGGACAAAACTGGCATGGATTGAGAAGTCCCAGCTGAACCCTGCTTGATCTAGCACCTACGGCGCGTGTAGCGTCCGATCTCTACAACCGAAAACATCAGAGCGCACAGAGGCGTTCACTAGCCCTACTCGCAACCTGAAGCCGATCATGGGAACACTCGGTAACGAGGGTAGACGGTCGCGCCTAAGCGACCGATCAGCGTTCAAACGTACATTGCGAATGGTTGTCCACCGAACAAAACTAGACAGGCTCCCATGGGCTACTTGCCCTAAATAGTGGGGGACACAAACCACACGCCTATCCCATGTCAACCGAGGACAACCGAAGCGGTGCCCTTCCGCTTTGGGCGTCAGTATCTCTTGACCTTGACCTATGCTCTTGACCTATGAGCGGCAACCCGATCTACAACACCAAACAATGGAAACAACTCAGGACACAAGTCCTACAAGAAGAACCCATCTGTCACTGGTGCCGAAAGAAACCAAGTAGCCAAGCCGATCACGTTGTCGAGTTAGACCGTGGAGGCGACCCTTACGACAGAACCAACATCGTCGGCTCATGCGCTAGTTGCAACGCTCGGCGCGGAGCAATCCATGTCAACAAGAAAACAGCGACACGCGTACAAAATCGCGAAAAACTTTCTTTTTTGGACAAACAGAACACCCCGAACCCCTATCCCGAAATACCCTCAACTAGCCTGAACCAGCAAGAACCAGCCCGAACCAGCGGTGGTTCAGTCATATCTGGTCGTATCGAGCCGAGGTTGGTCACGCCTGTTCCACCCGGTGAGAGTTTTGGTCCTGCCCTAACTTTGTGGGCAAAGCGCGTGCTCAATATTGAGCTCATGGAGTGGCAGAAGCGGATCGTGAATGACGCTTTGACTGTGGATGCCGACGGCGACTTCGTGTTCCGTGAGGCTTGTATTAGCACGGCCCGTCAGAACGGCAAAAGTCTTGTGATGCGAGCGGTCGCTGGGTTTATGGCTACCGAGTATGCAGCTGCACGTCGCGAGCCTCAAACAATCGTGATTGTGGCCAACCAAAAGCGTCGGAGCATGGCCTTGTTTCGTGACGTTGTTCGCGACCTTGAAAATTTTGATTGCAAAGTCCGCTGGCAAAACGGTGACGAGCGGATCAACTTCCCAGACGGCTCGAGCATCTCGGTTGTTGCGGCGTCTGCTCACGCTCACGGTATGACTGCGTCAGTTCTGCTAGTGGATGAGGTGTGGGACATTGGTCCCGACGTTGTTTTTACCGCACTGCGGCCTTCGCAAATTGCGGTTAAGAATCCGATGATGATGATGTTCTCAACTGCTGGCGATCAAGGTTCAACAGTGCTTTTGCAACTTCGAGAGCAGGGCATCGCGGCGATTGACTCGGGTCAACCAACGGCGCTCTATTTTGCCGAGTGGTCACTTCCGCCCGGGGTAAGTCTTGAAGATCGGTCGCACTGGGGATGGGCAAACCCAGCACTGGGGACGACGATCACGGCCAAGGCTTTAGAGTTGGCTTACGACTCGCCGAACCGTCAAGCGTTCATCCGTGGCCACCTAAATCTGTGGGTTGATTCGACAAACTCTTATTTGCCGATCAACCTATGGAACGACCGCAAATCCGACCGACCAGCACCAGCAACCCAGTGGCTCACCATTGACTCATCGGTAGACGACTCGCGGTACGTCGGAATCTCAACCGCTTTTGACGACGGTCGCGTGATCGTGTCGGTCGCGTTCGTTGTCGAGTCGGCTGCACAAATGTGGGAAGAAGTTGTGCGGATCATGCACGACCAAACCGTCAAACTTGCTGTCACCCCATCGCTAGAAATTCACTGTCCCCCAGACTTACGTCGTCGTATGCAAATCGTCGGCTACGCCGAGTTACTCAAATGGACGGCAGCTTGTCGCGCCATGATCGTTGAGGACCGCGTCAACCACACTGGCGACATTGCACTAGCCGAACATCTCGCCCGAGCCGTGGCCGTCAAAACGGGCGGGTCTATTGTGCTCAGTTCGCAGAAGTCACCCGGACCGATTGAGTTAGCCAGGTGCGCAGTTTGGGGAATCATGCTTGCGTCCAAACCAGTTCGGTCGTCGCGTGCCGCTTTCGCTTTTGGCTAGGGGTACTTACATAGACGCAAAATCTGTGAGAGACTCGCAAGTGATGGCTCTTTTCGGTAGCAAGAAAGTAAGCGCAACCCCAGCGTTTGCGTCCGCGCCGATACAGGCTGCAGCAGGTTCTGCCGCACAGGTGGGTCAGTTCTATACGTACTCCGTCGGGGCGTCGCAAGAACTGGCCCTCTCTGTTCCCACTGTTGCCCGCTCGATTCAAATGATTGCGTCCATGGTCGGCTGTTTAGAACTGAAGCATTACACCACGCAATGGACTGGTGAAGAGTACGAAGAGATCTATTTGGAGAACGAGTCGTGGATGGATCAGCCCGATCCTAAGGTCACGCGCAACTTCATCTTCTCCCAGCTCGTCACGGACCTTATGCTTCACGGTCGCGGATTCTGGTACATCACCAGCCGATCCACTGCCACAGGACGCCCGCTTTCGTTCCAATGGTTACCCGCCGCAATGGTCACGACCATGGATCAAGCAGGTCCGCAATGGTTCGGCCCGTCCGACCAAGTTGAATTCAACGGTTACCCACTTGCAACCGATGACGTCGTCCAATTTTTAGCACCGACTCAAGGTCTGCTGTACACAGGCAACCGGGCAATCATGACAGCGATTAAACTTCAGCAAGCCGCCGACCGTTTCGCTGTCAACGAAATTGCCGCTGGTTGGTTGCAACAGACCGACGCCTCCGAACCAATGTCAGCCGAAGATCTTTCCGAACTTGCAGCTGCTTGGCGTAACGCTCGACAAGTTGGTGCCATTGGCGCACTTAACAGCGTCGTGACTTTTAAAGAGTTCTCCAGTGACCCGAACAAACTGCAACTGATTGAGTCGCGTCAATTCCAGTCGCTAGAACTGTCTCGGGCCACTGGAATTCCCGCTTACCTTTTGGGCATTGGCGTTCAGGGCTACACATACCAGAACGCGCAACAGGCACGCCAAGATCTTTATTTATTCGGCACCAAACAATATTTAGATGCCATTGAGCAAACATTGTCAATGAACCAACTTTTGCCCCGTGGACGTTACGTCAAATTTGATGTTTCGGACTACGTCTACGAAAACGATTTAGGGAATGTTGAGCGCGAACCCGCTTTTGATTCAGGAAACCGCGAGGAAGAATATTCATGATTAGATTGACCGCTCAACAGATCACGCTGGACGCGTCCGCTGACGGTGAACCGTCACGCCAGATCACTGGGCTTGCAGTCCCGTGGAATGTTAAAGCCCAATTGAGTGGTGGCGAAAGTGTGGTCTTTCTTGAAGGCTCACTTCCCGAGGACGGCCCAATGCCGAAGCTCTTGGAATACCACGACGACACGCGCGTCATTGGTCGAGTCACCGAAAGAGTGTCCACCAGCGAAGGCATGATGTTTGTGGCGAAACTGAGCGCAACTCGCGCCGCCGATGATGCTCTTGCACTGCTCGCCGATGGCGCTTTAGACAGCGTTTCGGTGGGCGCAATCCCCACCAAGTTTAAGCGCCTGTCAGACGGGACTCTAGAGGTCTCTCAAGCCCGATTCGTAGAACTGTCGCTCGTCACTGTGCCAGCGTACGAATCAGCACAGGTCTACTCAGTCGCCGCCTCATCACCCGATGAAAGCGAACCCGACGAAACCGAAACCCCAACAGAAACAACCCCAACACCATCCGAGGAGGATGAAATGTCAGAA